GTTGGCCGTGCCCGGGAACGTCTGCCACGTGATGACCGGGACACTATGCCAGGTGCCGGCGTCCAGGTATTCGACTATCCCGCCGTAGGTTGCGGCCAGGTCCCCCACGCCCGAGCAAACCAGGGTTATGCCGTCGCCGGCGCGGCCGGACCCCGGGTCCAGGAACCAAATATGCGGCGTGGGCGTGTTGTTCGAAACGTCGCCCCAGTACATGGTTTCGGTGGTGTCCCCGGTCCGCCGGTCCGGAACCCCTATGTTTTCCATCATGAAATCAATGGCCAACCGTTGCCGGCGTTCCTCTATCCCAACGTTTTCATAGACGGTTTGATAGGCCGGTTCGGGGCCGCCGGCTTCCCGGCCCACATTTTCGTAAACCTGTTGATAGGCGCGGCCGGCGTTCGTGTCCACCTGAAAGGACCAGACCGCGGACCAGGGGCCCCAGGCCCCCAGCCCGTCGCCGGTCCGGACCCGCCAATAATAGGTGGTGCCATTGGTCAGCGGCGTCCCCACCAGGGCGGACCGCAGCCCGTCAGCCACGGACGTTTGGGTGGTGGTCCAGACCGTGGACCCAAAGCCCACCACGGTGGAAACCTGCCACTCAACTGACGACGGCGGGACCGTGTTGGATATGACGGCCTCGAGGGTTGGCTGTAGGGCCGGCACCTTGGACAGGTTCGCCGGGGCGAACAGGGACGCGTCCATGGGCTTTAGCAGGGCGGTGGCCACGTAATACATGGCCGGCCAGGTAGTCGCCGCGGACGTGTTCAGGAACGCCATGGTCTTACCCCGCTTGCGTAATGGTCAGGGACCCGGCCGGGATTCGCGGCTGGTCCGTCGCGCCGGTCACGGTCACGGACGTGGTCAGGGGCCCGCCATACCAAAGGGCCCCGCCGGTGTTGTTATCAAAGACGGCCCAATGGGTCAGGGGGTCCGTAATGGACCATAGGCCGGTGGCCGCCGGCCAGGTCACCGCGGCCGCGGAACCTACCGATACTTGCCCGGCGGCAATGGTGCCCCACATTGCGCCGTCATTGGTCACGGCCACCCGGGCATAGCCGCCCGTTGACGTCGGTTCGATGCCGGCCCCGAACGGGTCCCCTTTGAACAGGGCAAAGTAAAGCGTGCCCAGGGCGTCCGCGTGCTTATCCGGCCCGAGGTGGGCCCGCAGTGACAGCCGGCGGGCGGCGTTGGACATGCTGGTCATGATCTACCCCTTTAGGTCCAGGAATCCGCGACGGCCGAAACCCGCGGCGCAAACAGGCCGTATTGTGCATTGGACGGCGTGACCCGCCGCAGTGTGATGGGTCCGGAAATCGCCCCGGGCCCCAGGGACCCTATATTGACTTGGGACAGGAACGCCCCGCCGCCGTAGGACGCCAGGTGTTGGGCCGGCACGGACGGGGACCCGTCCGTCAGAATGTCGAAAGACACCCGGACGTTGTTAGCCGTGGACGTGCTGGACATATTTTTCAGCCGGACGATTTTGTCCGCGGAACTGGACCGCGGGACGTCGCCCCAATCCAGGGTGGCCGGGTCCATTTTCGAATCGGACCCGGCGTTCCAAAAGACCAGCCGGTTAGGGTTCTCGCCGGGCGCGATCTCGCCCCATACGTGTAGGGCCTTGACTGACCAGGACCACGGGGACGTCCCTTGCATGGCGAACCGTAACGCCTTTACGGCTAGGACGGTTTCGGCCATGGTCCCGGTACGCCACACGGTTTCGTCATTGCCGAACGAATAGGGGCCGGCGATAGTGGACCATATCCCGTCCACGCCGTTAGTTGAATCCAGCGAATATTGAATGGACGTAAGCCCGTAAAGGCCGGCTATGAAAATGGCGTCCACGTCCCGTTTTTCCGGGAAAATCAGGACCAGCTTAGAACTGATTTGCAGTTCCGTGGGCCCGTAACTGCCCCCGGCTTCGTTGGACATTCCGGTTATCCCGTTCGTGGGAATGTCGATAACCTGGCCCGTGTCGCGGACGTCCAGCCACGCGGTTCCGTCGCGGTCCAACGCCATACGCCAGGACCCGGGGTCCGGATAGTTACCCGCCATGTTGCACCGTTCCTAACTCCATGTTGTGGCTTCCGCGAAAACCCGAATGGACCATATCGACGGTTGCGCCGTCAGCGGCGTGGTTCGCTTGACGTAGACCACCGGGGATATGGCCCCGGGGGCCAGGCTGGACAGGTTCACTTGGGACAGCCAAGTGGCGTTATCCGTCGATACGGCATGTTGCCCCACCACGGACGGGGACCCGTCCGTCAGGGCGTCCAGCGCCACGCGGGGCGTGTTCGCCGTCTTAGCCGCGGAAAGGTTTTTGACCCGCAGCTGTCGCGTTTCGTTCGTGTTCCTCGGGACGTCGCCCCAGTCCAGGTAAGCCGGCGTTAGTTCCTGATCTAGCGTTGGATGCCAAAAGGCCAGCCGGTCCACGGGCTGGCCGGCGGTCACGGACCCGTAAACGTTAAAGGTCATTTGGCCGCCGCCGTTGTCCCCGACGTGCTTTAGCCGGATTCCTTTGACCCCGAGGGCGGCCGCGGACTTAATGCCGGTCCGGGCGGACATACCTATGGGCGTTTCGAATTCGCCTTCGGTAAACGTCGTCAGGGACACCCACGCCCCGTCCAGGCCGTTGGTAGTGTTCAGGGACGTTTCCACCGTGGCCGTGCCGGACAGCGCGCCGGACCGGGACGTGTTGGCCAGCACGCCGGCAATATCGCGCTTTTCCGGGAACACCGCCGCGACCCAACCGCCCTGGCCCGGTTCCGGGCCGCCGGCGGTCCAGTCGTTCACTTGGGTTATTTCCCCCGACGTCAGCGGCGTCCCCACCCCGGCGGCGGTGTACCGGAACCATTGGGTCCCGTCCTTATCCAGGGCCAGGCGGTGGCCCGGGACGTCAGCATAAAAACCAGCCATGGCCGGCCCCCGTTCGTTAGTAGTAGATAGGCCAATACCGCAGCACGGCGGACCCGGCCCCGGAATCCGCGGACAGGGTCACCGTGTTGGCACCGGTGCCAAGCCGCAGCCAAGCCCGGTGCCCGGAATGGGTCACGGCCCCAATCAGGTTGGCCCCGTCCGAATCCCTGGTGGCCGTGGCAAGGTCCGCGTTCAGCCGGACGGTATCGCCGCCGGCAATGGCGGTTCCCACCTTGACGTAAATTTCCGGGTCCGGCGTGCTGTTCGTTACCACCGGGTTGGACAGGATGCCGGCAAAGTCGATTTCCACCATTACCGTTCCCTCGTCCCCGGGGTTATCCACAGTGGCCGGCACGCCCATGGCAAGGGGGACCGTGATGACGGACCCATAAAAGAACGGGTCCGCCATGCCAATGTCCACGGTTACGCGGCCGGCGTGCTTGCCGGCGCGGGACCGTTCGATTCCCCCGGGGGCAATGCCGTGGCCGGTGGCCGTATGCGTCCCGAGGTCATCCGTCCACGTCCGGGCTATCTCGAATTCGCCGCCGCCGTCCGGCCGCAGCAGCCGGCGCAAGGCCCGTTCCGCCGCGGCGTAGTTGTCCATGTAGTCCGCCACCGTGGTGCCCGGGCCGTCCTGGCCGATCAGCCATAGGCCCAAGGTGATCGAACGCGAATCCGTCACCCGGGGCCGGAACGCCGCCCCGGGCCGGAACGCATATTGGCGATCATCCCCCCGCAAGGGCGGGGCCAGGTTGCTATCTATGCGTTGGACGTCGGACGCCAGGTCCAGCAGGTCCACGCCGTCAATGGTCCAGGTTTCCACTATTCGCCCCCGTCGATTCCTAGATAAGCCACCTTGGCCAGGGTGTTGGTAATGGACTGGCCGGCCGGTTCGGGCACGGGGTTATTGACTTCGATATTCGTAACCCGTGCCGGCGCGGCCGCCGCCGTCCCGTATCCGCCGGCCGGGACCGGGGATTGGATCGGGGGCACGGTCAGCGAATCCGGGACGCCCACCTTTAGCGTGGTGGTGACGTCGCCCATTAGCTTTTCCAGGTCCGGTATGTGGGATTTCAGGGACTCAACAAAGCCGCCCATAATCCACCCGCCGGCCGGGACCAATAGCCCGAGGTCATACGCCTTGGGCCCCTTATGGTCCGCGATCCACTGGCCAATCCCGCCCACGAAATCGGCTATCCCTTGGAACCCGGCTTTGATGCCGTCCAGCAGACCGGCCATAAGGTTGGACCCGGCGTTCACCAGCATGGACCCCAAGTTCCCAAGGAACCCGAGGATTTGCCCCGGGATACTGGCCACCCAATTGACCATCTCCATACCCTTGGCAATGGCGGCTTGGGCCATGGAAGCGAACCAGCCGCCCACGGTGGCCGCCAGGTTGGCCAGGAACGCAAGGCCGGCCATGATTGCCCCGGGGATTCCGCCAATAAATGAGACTAGCCCGTTCCAAATTCCCATTGCGAAATTCGAAATCCCGGTCCAAATTGAACCTATCCAGGAACCAAAGGCCGAAAGGGCACCCATAAAGAATCCGGAAATTCCGGCCCAAATTGACAAAAGCCAATTACCGAAACCGGCGAAAATTTCGCCCACCCAATTCCATAGGCCGTTCCAAATTTCGACGACCCAATTTCCGAAACCGCCCATTACGCCCATAAACCACGAAACGAAACCGTCCCAAATTTGGACCAGCCAGGAACCCAAACCGGCGAATACTTCGCCCACCCAATTTACGAAACCGCCCCAAACTTGACTGACCCACGCCACCACGGCGTCCCAATTCATAATCAGCAAAACCAGGGCGGCAATCAGGGCGATTACCGCTAGGACTATCCAGGTCACGGGGTTGGCCAGCAGGGGGGCCACGACGGCCCACGCCGAAACCGCCCACGCGGCAAAGGCCAGGACCAGGGCCCCGCCAATGACGGCGGCCAGGGCCCCTAGGACCCATTCATTTTTGGCCGCGAAATCCATTACTTGGGTCAGGACCGGCAATGCCTGTTCAGCCAGGGACATAAAGGCGGTTTCCGCGGACCGCTTAAGCCCCTCGAGCGCCACGCCCGGGCCACTGTTTATGGTGGTCCCGAATTTTTCGGCGGCCCCCGCGGTGTCCGCGAACGCGTCCCCCATGGGGTCCACCATGCCCAGGAACGCCGGGATTTGGTCCGCGCCTAAGTCCTCGAGGGGCGTTCCGAAAAGGGCCAGGGACAGGGCGGACTGTTCGGCCGGGTCCTTTACTGATTGCAGCGCCCCCACGATTTCGCCCATGGCCCCCTTGGCGGAATCCCCGCCGGCCAAAAGACGGTTAGTCATTTCATGGGTATTCAGGCCCAGGGTTTCGTAAGCGGTGCCGGTGGACTTGGACATATCCGTGGCCCGGATTTGGAATTCCTTTAAGGCGTCGCCCATTTTGTCCATGCCGATAGCGCCGTCACCGCCGGCGGCAACGATCATTCCCATGGCGGTTTCGCCGTCAATTCCCAGGCCGGCAAAGTGCTTGGAATATTCGTCCATTACGGGAAATACTTCCTCGCGGACGGACGCCGGCAGTTTTTGCATGGACGCCGTTATCAGGTCCATGGCTTCCGTACCGTCTTTTGCAAGGCCGTGTTTCATGAGAATTCCGGCGGTGGTGGCAGACGTCGCCACGTCCGTGCCAAAGGCCGCGGACAGGTTCATGGCGGACGCCGTTATGGTTTCGAGGTCCCCGGCGGACGCGTCCGCCATGCCTTCCATGGACGACATAACCGCGCCCACGGACTCGGACACGTCGGCCATTGATTCGCCATAGGCCCCGGCGTAAAGCTTGCCGGACACGTCGCCGGCCTTGGTTGCCTGTTCCGGGGTCAGGGACATTTGGGCGGCCAGTTTGGTTTGCAGGTCCGCGGATTCAATGGCCCCTTGGAACCCGCCCACCACCATGGCACCGACGCCCAGGCCGGCGGCCACCCCGCCGATTTTGGCCATGGACCCCATGGAATCGCCAAAGCCCTTGCCGGCCTTTTTGCCGGCTTCCCGGCCCGCGCCCTCGGCGTCCGGGACCAGTTCCTTGGTTATCTTTTCCCGGCCGCCCTCAAAGGACGGAACTATGGACACATACGCCGCCGCCAGTTCTACAGCGTTACCACCGGCCATTATTTTGCCCCGTTCCACCAGTCGTCAAAGTCTTTTACCGGGATAGGTTTGGACCCGTATTTTTGGGCTTCCACTTTTTTGCCAGGCCGTGGGATGGGCTTGGGCTTGGGCGCGGTTTTCTTGCCGGCGCGTTGCCAGTTGCCGCCGGCCAGCAGGTCCACCGCATGGGCCAGCAGGTCCGCCAGGACGAACCCGGACGCCCACGCGGACAGTTCGGGCTGTACTTCCCGCATAAGGGCGGACGTTGGGCCGGCGCGGTGGATGACCACGAACAGGTCCCGCCATGAAAGGCGTTCCGTTCCCAAGTCATCCAGCCGCAGCCCGAGGGCCAACAGGTCATATTCGACGGCCTCGCCGTGATCGGCAAGGATCAGGGCAAGGCCGGCGATTCCCCCACTGTGATTTGGCTTGCTTCCTGCCATGCCTTGAGCAGGGCCGCCAACTGGTCATCGTCCATAACGTCCGTGATGCCGGGGGAATAGCGTTCCAGTAATTCAAGCTGAAAGGTTCCCAGGGCCCGCAAATCGTCCACCGCGGGTTTGTCGCCGGCGATTTGGGCGGCTTGGATCGGGGCCGCCAGTTGGGCCAGGCGGTTCCGTTGCCCAATCGGCGTATATTTCAGCAGCGGCAAAGACCGGGTTTTCTTTTCGCCGGGGACTTTGAATTCGAACACGTTTTGCTTTAGGGACGCCTTGGACGCCGGGATTTCATAGACCATGCTGGGGCCTTTCAGGTGTTGCGGGGGGATGAAAAAAGGCGGAACGGGCCCACCCCCGAGGGGGCCCGTTCCGCCTATCAGGGGGCGGCTATGCGCGGGTGTACTCGAACGCCGCGGACGCGCCCACGCCATTGGTAACCACGACGTCCGCCGCGCCGGCCGCGCCGGCCGGCATGGTGGCCACAATGGTGGTTGCATCCACCACCGTGAAATCGTCCGCGGGCGTACCCTCGAACGTCACGGCCGTGGTTCCCGTGAACCGGGTTCCGGTGATCGTGACCAGCTGCCCCTCGGCGGCCGGGTTCGGGCTACCGGATACGGCCGTCAGCGCCGGAACGCCGGCCGTCAAAACCACGCCGTCATCCAAATAGATGTAGACGTTTACGCCGGACGAATCCGGGTACGTTGCCAGGGTCACGGGCCAGGTAATCGCGCCGGACTTTACGAACGACACTTCCCCGGTTTCGGAAACCTGCCCGTCCGGGACCACGATAAGCACGCGGGAATCCCCGTCCTTAATCTTGGACACCCATGACTTGCGGGGCATTTCCGCGGACTTGAGTAGCGCCGTAATGCGTTTGCCGTTTTCGGCGTCGGCCGCGGTCACCGTAACGTTGTCATCCCCGAGGTAATTTTTCAGGGACTGTTCGTTGGTTTCCAGGTGGGCCCATGCAAGCTTGGCGGAAAATTCCGTCAGCAGTTCCCGGACCACGGACCCGGACCAGTCCCGGACCTGTTCCGTGGAACGTTCCGGGGTCAGGGTCAGGCCGTCCTCGGAAATATACCCGGAATCGTCGAACGCCGGGTCCAGTTCGGCGTCCACCGCGGTGGGCAG